TTTTTGGTTTCTTTTTGGCGAGATGGCACGGCCACCTTTCCGCCGCCAGCCGCCTTCAAGCTACGGCTGCGTGGTCCAAGTCCGGTACGCTTATCATCAGCAACTGGCTTATAGTCGTCTCGCATCGCTGGGGGTGGTTCGGCGAGAAGGGGTCCCTCATCTGCGGGCTCGTCAGCGGCAGTGTCGTCTCCGAGGTCACCTAGCGCATCATCGCCGCCCAAATCATCAAGCCCGGCGTCAGCACCACCAGCACCAGTTGCTTCTGCAACGGCGGTACCCGCAGTCTCTAAAGTAGAGGTGTGTTTAGCATCTGAGAACTGGTCTGCTTGAATTCTAAGAACCTCATCGTCGTCAATCTTAAACACATTCTTATAAATCCATCGCCTAGAGAACAACCCTTCGGTGGCAGAGCCTGCAATGTCAAATTTCGTGCGTAAATGTTCTAACTCTTGAAGTTCTGCGATTTTGCTAGGATTGTTAAGCGAAAGATTAAAGGAGATAAGGTCATCATTTCTATAACCCAACGTATAGAGATGAATAACACACATTTTTTGTAGCTCCGCCAGAACCACCCTCTGTAATCTTTGAATAGTGCGAGCAAAGCGGATATCTTTTTGAGCTAAGGTCGTCTGGTCTTCCATAGAATCCGTCTGAGCAAGGTATGCTTTAGGGATTTTAATAGCGGAAAAGAGTTTGTCTCTCAAATAATTAACGTCGTCAATGTCCCCAGTGAATTGTCCACCGGCTAAAGTTTCAATACGAGAATTATTACCGGCTCTAACTGGGATATAGTAATCTTCATCCACACTCATTGCGTTGTAGCGCAAATCGACTCGCCCCGTGTCATCATCGACAACTTGGTTCCGCTTCATTTGAGTCTGGACCTGTTGAATATACTGTTCTACATCTTCTGCCGGAATATTCCCCACATCAATGTAAAAAACTCGTCGTTCAGGAGACCTAACAATGCGATAGGCCATCATAGCATCTTCAAGAAGAATTAATTGTCGCCAGATGCGGCGGGCTGACTCTAGCACGGAGGTTCCGTAAGGAACGTACTTATCATTTCCCAAGACCCTAAAGTGGGCAATTTGCCAGTTTTCGAATGTCACCCCAGGGTCGTTGGCTCCTACCCAATAATATTGAATATAGTTGGGGTTAGTCTCATCTTTTCCTTCTAGCCTTTCAATTTCTCGCACGGGCAATGGAATAACGTTTGTGATTCCCATCTTGTCGTCAATGTCCAGATAAAGATAGTAGTCGCCATATTTGCACATGCTGCGAGACCACGCAAACAAATTGGACTCGACATTGAGCACACTATAAAGCAGCGTGTGCAGGATTTCTTTAATTTCACGGTTATGACAGTCAATATGTACAAGAGGAGTTAATTCAGACGAGGTACTTATTTCGTCGGCATAAACATCAAGCGCCGAAGCAAGCTCTGGGGTATATTCCATCTGGTCAAAATCAGTATAGCGGTATTGCTTGTCCCGATTCATGAGGGTTTTGTTTTGTACCGCCGAGAAAGGATTGTAATATTCTTTCTTCTTAAATTCTTTACCCGTGGCTGTTTTAAAAGTATATTTCTTAACAGTACGAGGCGTTGTTCGGGTTATATTGGGTTGATTATAATTAACCAAAGGCCCACTAAACAGGCGTGTCAACCTGCGGAACAAAGTAGATTGAGCGTTGCGGGGATTCTTGTTATTGCTGTTAATGTTATTATTGTCTGCCATTGATTATCCCTTGATTATCCAAGAAAGGTCGTGCATTCGCCCATCTTTTCCCTTGAACGTTGTTTGTGGTCCTTTGGGGGGTTTGTAGCCCTGCATTCCTTCGATATTTGTATTAAGTGTACTGTTCGTTACCATCATACTATTAATTATTGCCTTCTTATAGGTAGTTTCTCGCTTATTTACTGTCAGTGCTATATCCCGCACCCAACAGCCAATGGCAGTAGCTATAACAAGGTCGTCATTATACCCCCTCATTCCTTGTGGGCGACCGTTATACCAGATAAAAGTCTTAATCTCGTTGGCCAACCTCTTAGAATTAATAGTAATTAGTTTATTCCTAACGAATTCTTCAAACTTTGCAATGACTAAGGGTCGTGTCTTCATAGACATGGTAAACCCAGCCACTCCCCCCATAGCTTCAGCGGTAGCCTGGTCTACATATTCGTGAGTGGAACGAACACTATAATATATGTTTTTATAATCGAGTTCCTCTAACCTACTAAGGACTCCGATACCAAACGAATTATTTTCAATCACTAGCAGGGCATTGTTATACTCCCCAGCCATTGAATAAAGTAACGGGGCAAACCTATCTGGGGTTATTTTTCCCTGATATTCTGCTACCTGCTCCATAGTTTGCAGGTCGATAATCTGACAGACACTATAGTCTGAGCCGTCTCCTCGTGCCACATCAGCTACGGCTAAATAGTCCCTATCCGGAAGGGGTTCTGACCATATCCAATAATTTCGGTCAAACCCTGTCATGTGACGGGGGTCTAATACTGCCTCCAAGATGCGATTTAAATCATCGCCGTGGATGACCGTTTCTCCTGATGCATTAAAGTTACATTCAAGCTCCTGGGCTATCTCTCTTTTTGACATGTTGCGGGTTTCTTTTTGGAACCACGCTTGGTCTCTTTCTGGGTGAACATCCCATGGCAGCTTGATGGGATTAAAGTCATTTTTCCCCTCTTCCGCCTCAATATATGTCTTATGGAACCAGTTTCCAACACCATAAGGCGTGCTCAAAGCAATACAAGTGCCACCCGTTGAAAGAGTGGGATATAAACCAGCCCACATTTCATCCAAACCCTCCACAATAGCTGCCTCATCTACCACCAAAAGAGATAATGCTTCCGAACGACCTGCATCGCCTGAAGTTGAGGACGCCTTAACTATGGAACCATTTGATAGCTCAAAAGAATTACGATTATCTACAACAATAGTGGCTATTTTTAGCCAGGAAGGTAAGTTTTTATATATCGCTTTGGCTTTTTTGACTAGGTTGGCGGCTGTCGAAAGCTTTGTAGCCACCACTAGAATGTTTTTATCTCGATGGAACAACATCAACCAACAGACATAAGAAGCCACAGTGGTAGAAATCCCCAACTGCCGTGCCTTTAGGATGACATTAAAGCGATGCTTTTTGAAGTCTCGAAGGGCTTCCTCTTGGAACCCATACATATCGAATGGAATCAATCCATGAAGAGGGTGGGATATTTTGGCGTGGTGGTTAGAAAAGTAGACCGGGTCTTTGCCTGAACGAACGATTTCCGACATCTTTTCTTTTTTGGTTAACTGCATAATGTCGGCTATCTAAATATTATTTTTTCTTTTTCTTGTCTCGGGTGCCCCATTTGCCGTAAGAATCTTCTCGGCGGTCCTTGTAGTCTTGCTTCTTGGAGCTTTCCTTTCCGGTACGCATTCCTAACGACTCATCTTCTCGGTCATCATAGCCTTGTTTTTTTCGGGTGTCATTTTTAGGTTTAGTTGGTTTCCCGGATGTGAGTTCCATGAATTTCTTAATGTTATCTCTTAGTTTCTCGTCGGACGACTTTCCAACCGAAATGGTCATGTCCACATTGCCAATCTGATACTGTTGAGTGGCCTGAACCCATGAACGGATGCGGGAAGTGCTTTGGACCAGAATGTCTGGTTCGCCTACTGGGGTTAGAGAGACGCTGTCCTTGGTAAGCTTCTTATACTCTTTCTTGAGAAACTTAACAATGTCCCCAAATGTCCGGGCTATTTCGTTCTCAAACTGAGACCGAGGATGAAGCTCTTTCATTTGAATGTCGCTTTGGTAGGTCAATATCATTTTATCCGCCGAGAAGCGAACAGCAAATCCATCGACGATTCGACTATCGATGATAGGGTTTCCCTTTTCTCTTTTTAAACCAATTTTACTGTCCATGTGTTCATAGCCGTCATATGCATTAACAGCAGCCTGACTCAATCCTCTGACAACATCTAAAATACTAGCCATTGTTTTTTCTCCTTGTAAGAGCCGCCTCTACCACTTCGGGTTCAGGACGCCATCCTTTTTTCCAGTCTTCAACTCTGCCTTCGACAAACTCAATGTAACAGCGATGACAGCAACGAAACCTATTCATATATAGGTCGTCCTTTGAGGAAAACGAGTATGTTTTACAAACAGGGCAAGTTCGAGAAGAAAAACTGTCTCGCTTCTTTTGCCGACTTTCCTTTAGGTTAGCTTTTTTTAACTGTTCGAGATATTCTTTTTCCTTCTCTGGGTGCCAATCGCCTCGGAAGTCCTGGGCGGCCGTTTTACCATATTTTTCACTGATGGCTTTCTCTACGGCAGCCACATAATTATAATCTTTATTTGTCATTCGGGATACACCGCATGGACAATACCAATAGATACCCCCACCCCGACAACTAGCCCAGTGAGAAGTCCCAGGGTTCCTCGATTTCTATCAAACCATGAGTTGTTTTTCTTAAGTTGGTCTTCAAGTTTAATAATAGAAGATTTATATATTTGTTCTGCTTTGCTGCACACCCGTTTATCTACGGAACACTCTGATAACTTAGCGTTGGTGTCAATTTTCTTTTCCAGTATTTTGCGAAAGTCTTCTTCGCTCAACAAAATACCAACATAGGTGTCGCCCTCTTGCTCAACAACCGCTGGGCGAGGTTCGAACTTCGTGACCTCTGCCGCAGCGGCGTTAAGCGAAAAGAGTAGTATGAGCGCAACTACTTTCTTCATATTACTTTAGGAACTTTTTCAGTCCCTCAATGCGTTTAGCGGGGCGCTTTAAACCACTTACCAAAGTGTAGGTGACAAGTTTATCTTTGTTGGCGTCCTCGTAAATACCACGATGAACCATAGCACCCCCAGTCAACGCAGCCAGGGTATCGAAACCGAACTCAATGTTGTCCATCAAGCCGAGAGTCTCTTCAAAGATTTCTTCGCTACCAACAACGATACAAGCAGCGCCTGTAGCAGAAGTCAAGTCAAAACCTTCAGCCAGAAGGGTTTTCTCTAGGTTCTTCTTAAGAGCACTTGAGACAGCAGTTTCGTTCTCAAGGTTCTTGACACTGGTTACACCCATAATCATACAGCCTGGTTGTTTCATAATGCTGTCT